TAAATTTATATTTTATAATATGTATATATATATATATATGAAAATATATACATTTTACGTGTCATTCATATTTTTTATAAAAATATTATATTTTATATTTTCTGGACTAGCAATATATTATAATTATAAAAAAAATAATAAATTAGTTGAAAATTTTACATTTTGGAAACATCATATTGAATTTGTTTTTGTAGCATTAATGTCTATACTATTAATAATATTATTTAATCCATTTTTTAATGGATTATCATTAATAGACCATGAAACAAAATTATTATTATTTATATATGGAATAATAATATTAATAAATGCACAATGGAGTTTATTTTTTAAAGAATCATATGTATTTAAAATTATTAAAAATGAAGATTAAAATAATAATTTATCAATTGTTGTTCTTACACAAAATATTCTATGTATTATTATACCAGCTAAAAATAATATAATAATTGTATATATAAAATTAATTTTGAATAAATATGATATTATTATTGCAATAATTATTGTTATTAATACATCAATAATTGCAATATTGTATATACGATATTTATGTAATCCTTTTCCAGGACTACCAAATATATTCTTATATTTACATAGCATCTTTATAATATATATATATATATATTTAATTATCAGAAGTATTATTTATAGATAATTGTTTTAAAATATCTTCGGCTCTTAATTCATTAAAGTTTGGAAATTTATTTGGATTTATTTGGTGGTGAACTTGTTGTGTATGATTTGATGAATGTCGTGTAGGTTCACTTCTTGAATGATGTATAGTTGTATCATTTCCTTTAATATCATTTAATTCTTTTTTTAATCCACTAACTTCATTTAATAAACATGCGACCAATGTTGTTAATTTATTATGTTGAATTGCTAATTCATTTATTTTTTTTCTATTACTAAGATTTGCTTTAGTATCCATATATATAATATATTCTATATAAAAAAAGCTTTTAAATAAACGCTTTTTTAAAAATTATAAAAAATTGATTTTTAATATTTAAAATATAATTATAATATAATATAATATAATATAAATGATTATTCCGATTAGATGTTTTACATGTAATAAAGTTATTGCACATTTATGGGAAGAATATTTAAATAGAATTCAAATGTCTTACATAAATGAAGATATTAAAAATAATAAAAAAAATCGTTTTATTGAAATTGAAACACTTGAAAATAAAACAATAGAAGGAAAAATATTAGATGAAATGAATATAACTCGTTACTGTTGTAGAAGAATGATGCTATCACATGTTGATTTATGTGATAAGATTTAAATTTATTAAAAAATAAAAATATTTAAAGTTATTTATTTAAAGTAAATAATATAGATTATATGTCATATACAAATAATTTAAAAGAATATGTTGAAAAACTTATTGAATTAGAGAATGAGGAAGAAAAATATAAAAATATTTTCAATAATATAAAAAAAGAAAAAGAAAGTTTAAACCATAATATAATGAATATTATGGAAACAAATAATGTAACAAATAAAGATATTATTTTTGGAGATAAAATAATAAAATATACAACAAATAATGTAAGTGAAACTATTACAAAAAAACTAATTTTAGAAAGACTTAAAATTTTTTTAAAAGATGAATCGCTTGCAAATGAAGCGGTTAACTTTATATATTCTGATAGAACAATAATAAAAAAAAATAATTTGAAAATTATAAAAAAAAATAAAAATGAATATTAATTATTTTTAACTGCATATTTTAATGAATTAATCATGCTAATATTTGAATTTTTATAACTACAATCTGGTTTTCCAAATAAAAATATAATAAAATTAAAATCTTTTTTATATTCATATTTTTTCTCACCATAATATATTAAAAATCCTATAATTATTAATATTATTACTAAAATAAATAATATATCATTTATGATAACAAAATTATTTAAATAATTTGTAAGTTTATTTTTTTCATCATTATCTTTTTCATTATCAATAATATCTTTTAATTCATATTTTTTTAATATTAATATATATATGATTGCAAGAAGAATCATAATTGTTATAAAAAAGATATAATTTGTTTTTGTAACAAATATAAATATTATATATACTAAAAAGGATTTTAAAATTATAATTAATACATCACTATTTTTAATAGGTGTTGTCAATATAACAAAAAATAACATTGTTAAAAAACCAAAAAAATGTTTTATATAAATATTATTATTTAATATTTTTCTTACTTTACATGGAAAAAGTTCTGTAATAAAAGATGCAGATATAATTAAAAATAATATAAAAATTGAATATAATGGTAAATTATCATTAAGACTAAACATATTTATTATATTATAATATAATATAATAAATAAATAAATAAATAAATAATTGAGTATATAAATTTACTTAAAAATAAGTTTATATAATTAAATTAATTTAATAAATATAAATGTGTGAATTTGATTTATGGTATAAAATGAATGAAAATATATTAATGTATTTATTTTATGAATTAATTAAAATATCAAAAAAGTATAATATTCATTTATTAGATGATAATAATTCATATAATAATTTTTTAATTATGATGTATAATGAATCTTCTAAAGAAGTTATTGATAAAAATATGTATCCCAATTTTTTTTATAAAAAATATAATAAAAATGGTTATGAAAAATATAAAATTTTATAGAATTTTCTTTAAAATTTTCAATAAGATTATATAGTCTTAAGCTAGCTGTTTTATTATTTGTTACACTTGAAAATCCATTGCTAGAAACTTATTATAATAAAATTAACAAGAAATTTTTTTAAATAATTTTTTTAATCTTATTTTATTAATAATAAAATTAAGTTTCTAGCATCGATTGAGAATCACTAAAACTTAAACCCAAATACTAGAAACTTAATAATATTTTTCTACAGTTAAATATTATTATTTATAATTTATATAATTATTTATAATTTATATAATTATATAATAGAATAGATCTGAAATTGTTTTAAAATTCTTACTTTTTTAACAATTTTAAGATATATATTTTTACAATAATATTGATAAAATATATATTTGTTAAAGCATTATAAATATTATTTTATAAAAAAATAAAATAATATTTATTTTTATAAATTATATTTTTATTAAAAAATTTATAAAATTTTAATTATTATTTTTTATTTAAATATATTTTTTATATATACTTATTTTTAAAAAATAATTATAAAAATTTAATAAAATTATAAATATAAATATTTGAATAAAATGGTATAGTCAATGCAATTTGTAATTCTACCTATTTTTTATAATTATTTTTTACCATAATTATAAAATTAAATAAATCTTCAAATTTTAGAAAATATATTAGTAGAATTATAAATTGTGATACATTTAAGAATCATTAAAATTTACACCCCCCTATAATATATTATTTAATTAATGTATTATAAATAAAAACTGATAAAATAATTTAATTATTAGTTTTATTTTTTATATAAAATTAGGGGGATGTGATTCAATCGTGGACATTTAACTATATAAAAATATATTTTAATATATTTTTAATATATAAGTGTTAATGCAAATATAAATTTTATAATTATTCTGCTTAATTTTTAATAATATATTAATATATATATATATTATTTTTTTATATAAAACTATTGATAAAATAATTGATTTTATAAATATTCTACATAATTTTATGATATTAAATATCTGACATTGGGTGTAACTTATTTTAATAACTTATTTTAATAAACCAAAGATTTATAAAAATTTATACCCCCCAATTTTATATAAAAAAATAAAAACCAATAATTAAATTATTTTATTAGTTTTTATTTATAATACAATAAAAATTATAATTAGGGGGGGTGTAAATTTTAATAACATCTCTTTTTAATAATTTAATTTAATTTTAATAACTTATTTTTAATATCTTATTTTAATAACATCTCTTTTTAATAATTTAATTTAATTTTAATAACATCTTTTTAATAATTTAATTTAATTTAATTTTAATAACTTATTTAATAACATATTTTTAATAATTTAATTTATAAGCTGTTTCATAATTGAATATCAATATAAAAATATTTAGATCAGATTATGATACAAGAGATGGAACATGTTTAAGAGATTTTATTAATGTAATTGATTTAGCAAATTCACATAAAATTTGTTATGATAATATATTAGATGAATCTATTAAAGGATTGAAAATATATAATATAGGTACTGGTATTGATACTACTATATTGGAACTTATTCATGCATTTGAAAAAGTAAATAAAACAAAATTAAATTATAAAATTGGTTTAAGAAGAACAGGAAATTTAATATCTTCCTATTCAAATGTTGATTTTATATACAATGATTTAAAATGGAAAGCAAAATATAGTATTGAGGATTCTGTTAAAAGTGAGGAAACCTAGGTTTTCTACACATACCTTCCTATTTTTATTTTTTTATTTGAAAGAGTATATATAAAAAGTGAGATTTTATATATTATTTTAGATCTAATATTTTAGATCTAATATTTTAGAATATATTAGAGAAAGATATTCTGGAACAAATTTTTTAATAAATACAATAACTTAATTATAATTTAGCGAGTCTATATACATTCTATAACCTACTTTGTAATTTGGCGAGTCTATATACATTCTATAACCTACGTTGTTCTTCAAGAAGTAAATTAAAATCACGATGTGCATTCCTAAACTGGATCTCATCAAACAAATCAGTAAGAACGTCTTTGAATGAGTATTTATGTACAGATCTGTAAATTACAGTCTGTAGATCGTCATATGCTGTGAAAACGTCATTTTTGTATGAAAAAATTTTTTTCATGCCCCATTTAGTAGTTTCTGTATCAACATGTCGCATGTTCATTCTATACAAATATGGAAACAAATTGCGGTGATTATTATGATCCAAAGGTAATCGTCCCTTCTGGTATTCAGAACCAAGATAGCAGCTACATCCTCTTTCAATACACCCGCGATTTGCATAGTAGAAGTTTTTCATACATCTTTTGCTAACTTTCTCATAAGAAAAACCCATCTTAAAATCCTGATGGTTTTTTTTTGCAAAACTCAAAATGGCTTCAGTTCGAACTTTCAACCCAAACATGAAGTCGATTGCATCATTACCATCTTTTTCACACTGTTTATTCCATACATACGTATATGGCTCAACGCTTGTAATATTTAAGGCATATCCATTCTTCACAGCCCATTTCACTACATTCAATAGCCAGGAATTCAAATAGAATCTATGTGCATTATTTGCAATAATCATTTTCTCACGCTCAAGAACATCGAATTCGAGTTGTGGACATCTTTTATCAACAAACAACTCATGCCATAATTCCTCTTCTGGATGATTCGCTAGATCATAAATTGCAAAGATGCTAAAGTTTTCGGTAAGATCTAACTTACCAGAAAACACTAATCTAAGACCAGATGTCAAATGTGAAGACATTTTGAATACTTGATACAATAATAATGTTTTTACTAATAATTTTTTACTGTCATTTTTTTTATAAATATAAAAAGTGAGATTTTATATATTATTTTAGATCTAATATTAAAATAATAATATGATAAAATACTTTACAATATATGGAGAAAGATGTTCTGGAACAAATTTTTTAATGAATGCAATTTTAAAAAATTTTGCAATAGAATATACAACAAAATATTCATATAAACATTTTTTTGGATTTTATAATTTTAATCATTCGAAAGAAGAAGATGAAACTCTTTTTATAGGTATTATAAGAGAACCAATATCATGGATAGATAGTTTTTATAAAAAAATGCATCATATTCCGATTGAAAATAGAGTAAATATTCAACATTTTTTATTTAATGAATTTTATAGTATTTATGAAGATACAAAAACTGAAATTATAGAAGATAGAAATATGATCACAAAAAAAAGATATCATAATATTTTTGAATTAAGAAAAGTTAAAAATAATTTTTTAATACATGATATGCCTAAAAAAGTTAAAAATTATTTATTAATAAGATATGAAGATATAAGAGATTTTTATGAAGCAGTGTTAGAATATTTTTATATAAAATTTAATCTTATAAAAAAATACAATAAATATATAAAAATAAATAATTATAAAGGAACAAAAGATTATATGTTTTATATAAAAGATATTAAATTAAAAAGAAATGAAATAGATATTGTAAAAAAAAATGTAGATAATGAACAAGAAAAAAGTTTAGGATATATTTTATAATAATTCTTTTACTTTTTTAATATAATTTTCCATTGCAGTTTCTTTACTTATATTTTTTAAAGAATTCCATTCTTTCCATTTTGCCATTTCTATTCTATCAAATATAGATGGTTTTTCATTATTATTATTTCCAAATAATGCTTGTTTATAATTTGCATAAAGATATAATTTATCATCATTATTTATATCTTCTATTTTTAAATCTTTTATTAGTAATGTATATTTATTAAAATCTTTTTCTAAATCTTCCATGGATATATTTTTATATATAATATATTTTTAAATTAAAATTATTTATATAATTTTTTTATATTTTTAATCATTTCATTTTTTTTAAGATAATGCCCATTTTTAGATAATTTCATATTATTGTTTCGCATAATATCTTTTAATGTATTTACATTCAACGTATTTAGAAATTTTTTATTACTTAAATTTTTTTTATTAAATATTAATGATTCTTCATCTGAATCATTTGAATCAAATAAATAAGTTTGATTATCATGATCATTATTATAATATCCACCTTCATGTTTATATTCATCATTCTCTTCTTCTTCCATACCTCCTTCTTGATCATCACCTTCAATAGTTTCTTCTTGTTCCTCTTCTTCTTCCATACCTCCTTCCATACCTTCTTCTTCCTCTTCCTCTTCTTCCTCCATACCTCCTTCTTGATCCTCTTCTTCCTCCATACCTCCTTCTTGTTCCTCTTCTTCCATACCTTCTTCCTCTTCTTCCTCCATACCTCCTTCTTGATCATCTTCTTCCATACCTTCTTCTTCCTCTTCTTCCATACCTCCTTCTTGTTCAATGCCACCTTCTTCTTCCATACCTCCTTCTTGTATTTCTTCTATACCTAGTTGTAATTCATCATAATATCCTCCTTCTTTTAATTCTGGATCAATATTATTTTCACTATCTATTTCATTAAATTCGTGTAATAAATTATTTTCAAGTAGTCCTCCATTTTGTGTGTTTATAGTATATATTTCATTATCTAAATTAGTATATTCTTGAAACATATTATTTTCAGATCCTCCACCAGCACCATTATATATATTGCTTTCAATATTATAATAATTATTTGAAACAACTAATTTAATATCATTTGTTTCTTTTAATAAATGAACTAATTTACTTTTTAATTCTATAAATTGATCATCATTATTTATAATTTCTCGTGCATTTCGTAATTTAGTAATAATATTGCTTTTAAATTTATTTATACTTACATTTTTATTATTTGAAAAATCGATATTTATTTTGTTATGCATTATATATATATATTTAGAAAAAAATATTAAAAAATATTACTTAATATATCTTCACCAAAGTAGTCTTTTATTTGATAATTAAAATTATGAAATTCAGCTATTTCATCTATAACAATAATTTCATTAATAATACCATATTTATCTTTCACTAATTCTACTTTAATGGACGTTTCTATAAATTTATCAGATACATTATATTTTAAAGATTGATAAAAATATGCAATATCTTCAATATCATACTCCCATTTTTTACCAAATATTTTTAAGACTTTTATAGAAAAATCATCATAATGTACATTTTTATTATCATTTAAATATTTAGATAAAAGATTAAATTTATGTAATAATTTATTGTTACTATTTAATTTTATCATAAATGCAAATTGCCATGCTTTCTTATTTACTTCCGGAATGATAATCTTATCATAATCGGGTTTTATTTCACAATTAAAAATTTTACTCCAATCCCCGTCAATATTTTTATCCCATAATTCCTTATATATAATTTTAAAAATATCCATTGCAATAATAGAACTACTTTTGATTTTTAATCCTAATTTTTTTCTTAATAATTGAATATAAGATTTAGAAAGTCTTGCTTTATAACCATTTTTCATTATATTATGTAATTCATTAATCCATATTTTATTTTTATATACATAACCTGTTGTTTTTGTAATATTGCTATTTTGTGCAACAAGTGAGATTAACATTAATAAATGATCAATATATTTATCAGGAAAATGATCAAAAATTCTAAATTCAACACCATTCGGTTTTGTCATACCAACACCAGATTCTCTATGTGCGGGTCTAAGAGGATCAGTTGAACCAAATGTTCTAAAATCTGAACTTAAACTACTTGTTGCACCTTCTCTTAATGCCATCGGAGATGGTTCATAACAAGGTTTTAATTTTTCAACATCTTTAAAATGTAAATTTTCTCTCCAATATATAGGTGTTTTAGCATATCTACCAATACCTTTATCTAATAATCTTATGTCTGTACCAGCAAAATTACCCCATCCAATAATCATTACACGAAAACTTCCTCGTACTCTTTCTTGTCCTGAACCTGGAGCATATTCATCACCGGTAAAATAGGATGTTAATAATAATGGTTCTAACCATTGTAATTGATTACAAAAATTTTTATGCATTTTTATAAAATCATTATTTGATATATTTTCTTTATGTGGAAGTGTAAATGTAATATGATAACTACCATTATACTCAGGTAATAATAAATCATTTCCTTTTTTATCTTTTTCAAAATTATAAATTCCTTTATTATGAGATATTGGACATTTTAATGTTCTTGTCATACCAAAAGGATGTTCACAAAACTCACCATATTTTTTTACTAATTTTTGCGTTATTTTATCCTGCATTAAAAGATTATAAAATCTTTTTTTTGATTCAACAATATCCTTTGTCATATTTTTAATATCTCTATTTTTTTTTATAGAACAAAATGGAAACATTGTAATAAATTCAGGCATTTTAACCGGAACTGTTTTAATTACCCATTGATCATTACATCTTCGTCCACTTGTTTCAAATGGAACTTCATCTCTTAAAAATTTATAATCATCATAACTTATATTTAATAAAGAATCTGTTTTCTCTTCTAAAATTCTTTGAACCGCGCTATATGAATCAAATAATATAAAATCTGTTATATTATTTTTTGTCTCTATTGGTTTATGAAATATATGCATTTCATGTTCAATACCAAGACCCCATGTATAGTCATATAACTTTTTATCTTTCATATAAAATATATAAATATTTTATTTGTTCTATATTTTTAATATTATTTATATATTATTTATAATAATGGAAATTAATCAAAAAATACTTAAAAATAAAAAGATATTTGAAATAATTGAAAAAATTATTCATAATCCAGAATACAATATTGACTATAAAATATTTTATCCTAATAAAATAGATTGGTATAAATATCATATTAAAATATTGGAAAAAATAATAAAAGAAAATAAAGATAAATTTGAAACATTTATTTATTATAAAAATGATGGTTATTTAACGATAAATAATATATTAATCAATAAATCATTTCCATTAATTTATAATTATTCTCATTATAATAGTAATATAAAAAATATCTTTAGAAAAAATATCATAAATAAAGATCCACTATATATATTTCCAAATGATATTAAAAAAATATCTAGCTATAAAGAAAAAATAATTTTAAATCAAATTAGTAATATTGACTATATATTTAATAATTATTATAGTGAGTTACAATTATCAGATTGTATATTGTTTAGAGGAATGAAAAATGATAATAACATAACGAATTCACCGGATGTTTTTTATAAAATGACGAAATCCTATGAATATAAAATAAAAAAAAATGAAATACTTAATAAAATAGATGAAGAATTTATATTTGATAATTATGTCTCAACATCTTTTAATATAAAATCATCTTTAGATTTTATAAATGATTATCATAATAATATTCTTTTAATATTAAATATTAAAAAAGAACATAAAGTACCAGGGTTATTCTTATCAAATCATTTTTTTCATAATAATTTAAATAATTTAAATAATATAGAAAAAAAAATAGTAGAACATAATGAGTCTGAATTTGAAATACTTATAAATCGAAATTTTAAAATAAAAATTTTAAAAATTAAAAATATTAAAATAAATCATACAAATTATTCAAGTATTAAAGATATATACGATAATAAAATTAATAATAATATAAAATATAGAAAAATTAAATTAGTTTTTGCAGAAAGTTGTCCATATATTATACCTGATAGTTTTGTGCCTAAAAATAAATTTAAATATTTATGTTATAGGTTAAGTAAACCAAACATATACTTTTAAGCTGTTTCTTTTAAGCTGTTTCATAATTAAGTATCAATAATTATATCAATAAAATAATATTATTATTTTATAAAAAAAGAAATGTTTTATTTTTATATTATAAATATTGTTTATATTATAAAAATATTGTTTACTATATTTTTAATTGATAATATAAGAACTTATATATTTTCATCATTTTAATCAAAATTTAAATAATAAATTATTATATTTTTTATATTTATTAAAAATAAAGCTATAAAACCAAAAAATAATATGTATTTTAATTGTATTTTATAAAAAAAATATTTTAATTTTATCAATAATTTACTGATATTGAATTATGAAACAGTTTATTTTTATAAAAAAAAAATTGAAAAATATTTACTATAGAATATATCTAATATTTAAAATTACAATAATAGAATGATATCTAAAATTAAAAATATTATTCGTGAGATATTATTATATCTTAATGAAATGGAATCTAAATCAACAGAAAATTATTTATATTGGACAAATGTTGAATGTGATTCAAATGTAACACTTTTTGAAGGTTTATCTAATGAAAATAGACTTGTACTTTACTCAAATTTAAAACCTATTTATATAAGAATAATATTATCATTATTTCAAAATATTTTTGATGATAACTATAATATATTTGATCGTAAAGATTTAGCATTATTTGACTATTTAGATAATGTTGATGATGAATTATTACATAAAAATAATATAAGTTTGAATATTCATGAAAATAAAGATATTGATCTTTTATATTCACATTCTGATTTTCATATTTGGTTGAAATATTTAACTATCATTAATAGTGATTTGGAAGATGATTCAGATATTCATATAAAAAATGAATATGTAAATATGATGTGGTATCATTCAATACCAATAATAGAAGATTATAGATTAAAAAAAGAATATAAAGATAAATATTTACAACAAATTTTTACAATTAAATCAATTATTGATTTAATTAATTAGAATACCAAAAAAAAATTGAAAATTATTTATTTATAAATTTATTTGTTATAGTAAGCCTATAACAAAATATAACTTCAAAAAATGTATTCAAGAAACTATGTTCAAAATGATCTTTATTATTATATAAAAAAATATAAAATTCATAAGTTTAGTGATGAATTATGGAGTTTTAAAGGTACTATTCAATTTTGTGCTCTGGTTGATAACTCTGGTTCAACCAATTTTTTTTTTGATAATCATAAAAAAGAAGATACTATATATGAAAAAATATCTAATTATTTAATAGATTTTTTTGATTTTCTTAAAATGATTGATAATGATGGTTTAAATATTTCATTTTTAAATAAAAAAAATAATAATAATAAAAATATATTAAATATCAATAATAAAGATGTTTTAAAAAAAGTATTAAATGATAATGCTCCTACAAATAAAAGATCATCATTACTCAGATCATTTAATAAAATAATTAAACATTACGAAAGTATTGAAGGTAAACCAGTAGCTATACTAATTTGGACAGATGGTGAACCATGTGATTGTAATATTACTCAATTTATAGATGTTGTAAAATCTACATTAAATAAATATCGAAATATATCTGTTAATATTATTATCATTACAAAAGATAATGATATAAATAAATTATATGAAAATATAGATAATGGAAAAACAGAACGATTTAACATTGTTCTTAATGCTGATATAGAAGAAATAAAAGTGATTAAATCTAATAAATTTTATGGTACCTTTTCAGATTCTGTATACATGCTCATGACTACATTAGGTGGACATTGCAAAAAAATTGGAAGCTTAAATAAAATAAAAGAAATGGAAAAAGATGAAGCTATAGCTTGCTTTTTATTATTGTTATTATTTAGTATGCCATTCGTTACATTATACTGTATATATTTATTTTTGCTTCACTTTGAAATAATAATTTATCAATAAAATAATAATATTATATAAATCTTGTTTAATATATATACATATTTTTATGTAAAAGATTTTTATAAAAAAAATGACAGTAAATTATTTATAAAATCTATTTGTTATTATTAATAGTAAGTTCATTTTAAAAACACTAAAATAATGTCTTCGAACGCTACAATTACAAAGGATAATTTTATTTTATATATGAAAAATCTTGGACTTGAACATTATGCGGATGAAACATGGAAAATAGTTCAAAATGTGAATATTCATTTTGTTATTGATCGCTCTCGTTCAACCGATTGCATTCTTGATAATAAAGTAAATAAAAGTATATACACTGTTATGTGTGATAATTTAATACAGTTTTATGATTTTTCTACTTTATTTGATAATGATGGTATTAGTTTATCATTTCTAAATGATAATAGTATATATAATATTAAAAATAAAGTTGAATTAAAGAATAAATTAAATGCGAAGGTTCCTGGTGGAGATACACCATTACTTAGATCTTTTAACCTTATCCTTAATGATTTAAAGAATAAGGAGGGTAAAAAAAACGCTATAGTAATTTGGACAGATGGACATCCTTCTGATTGTAATATTAATGAATTTACAGAAAATGTAAAATCTGCATTAAATAGCTATCGAAATATGTCTGTCAATATTGTTGTTTTTACACAAAATAAAGAGATCAATGATTTATATAAAAATATGGATGACGGAAGTACAGAACGATTGAACATTGTTCTTAATCCTATCTCAGAAGAAAAAAGAGTGAAAGACGCTGGAAAACTAAAAGGTGAATATAAATCAGAAATATTCATGTTAATCGCTACATTAGGAGGACATTGCAAAACAATCGGAGATTTAAATAATGTCGGTTTAAATAGTTCTGTTTTTAATGTATTTAAAACAATATATTTATTTCTAATATTTGCTAGTGGATGTTTTTTATTATATTATATTCGTATTATTTGGCATTATTTATATTCACATGAAATATCATATATGTTTACCTATGATTTTTTTTGTATGCTTTCCGGTGAAACAAATTTTAGAATATTTTTCACTATTATATTGTCTATATTATTATGTATGATATTTATTTAGTTATATAAAAAGTATAATTTAAAGAATTATAAATATTATTTTATAAAAAATAAAATTTTGATTATTATATAATAGGTGTAATATATTATGTTTTATAAAAATTTAGAGAAAAATTAGGTTTCTTAAAAGACCTTTCGGATTTTATAGTCAATACATTTCATAATTCTATGTGATATCTATAAAGCATTTTTAACAATACAATTTTACACCTTTGCACACAATGCTAGAAACTTTAATATAATAAATTAACAAGATTTTTTTAAAAATAAATTTTTTTAATTATATTTTTACGATTAAAATAACTAATATTAATATTTTAAATAAATATTTTTATATTTATTTACTATATTATCTTATATTATTATTTTATTGTATTATAACAATATAATTTATAAAGAAATAATATTTTTATCATTAATAAAATATTATTAAGTTTCTAGCATTGCCTTTGCACACAATGCTAGAAACCAAATTTATTTATAATATTTAAATTTTAAATAAATTTAATTTCTAGCATTACCATTGCATATTTAAAATACTAAGATATAAAAAGAATTATTTTGCATATTGCTTAACCAAGCGTTTGAAATTGTAATAATTTAAAATTTTTAAAAACAAATTAATATAGGCTTCTTACTATTCATTGTTATAGTAACTCTATTTTAAAATTATGGTGTTAAATTTTATTTAATACTACAATTTTAAAGACAATTTGATATAATAAATTAAGATAAAAATACACTTCGTAATCTTCTAAGATAAATAGAAGCTTTAACCATTACATCCCCCAAAAAAAGGATTTTTTAAATTTGTATGTAAACATTCTTAAAGAGTGTTATAAAGTAAATAGACTAGAAAGAGTTAGTTATGTCCGACTTGATTTAAACTAGTTTTTTAAAATTTACTACATATAAATCTTAAGTTTCTAGTAATTATGTACAAAAGTATAAAAACTAAATTACTTAAAAAAAAATTGACAGTAAATTATTCATATAATTATTTGATATCATTAATATCATATTTAACTTTCTGAGTACTCAAATAATTAACTACTTAAACAACTGTAATAATGTCTTCGAATGGGATTTCCAATAGTCAGTTAACATTATATTTAAAAGAAAATGGAATTTATCATTATGAAGATATAATAAAGAAATTACTTCTAGGTCTTCAAATTCATGTTGTTCTAGATGACTCTGGATCAACCGAAAATCCTATTAACCCTGAGGCAGAACCAAAGGATAGAGTTAGTATATATAAAACTATGGGAGATAAATTAAAAAGTTTTTTCTATTTTTCTACTTTACTTGATAATGATGGTATTAGTATTTCATTCTTAAATAATTCAACTAAAATCTATAATATTAAGGATGTAGCGGAATTAGACCGTTTATTAAATGAGAATAAGCCTAATAATGAGAAACAAACACCATTACTTGGTGCTTTTAATAATATAATTAAATATTACAAGACTAGAGAAGGTAAACCATTAGCAATTTCCATTTGGACAGATGGAGTACCATCTGATTGTAACGATGATATTAATAATTTTACTTCAACAATAAAATCAGAATTAATGAAGAACAAAAATATGTCTGTTAATCTTGTTGTATTCACAAAAGATACAGAAATTAATGATTTTTATCAAAATATAGATGACGGAAAAACACCGCGATTTAACACTCTTAGTCATCCTGATTTTGAAGAAGTAAGAGTGAATAAAGCCAATAAACTTAAAGGGACCTTTACAAAGGGAACATACATGCTTATGGCTACACTCGGAGCACATTGCAAAACAATAGGAGATTTAAATAATGTGGACTCTAATGTGTCTACAAAAAACATTATATTTCTATTATGTCCAATTTTAGTTTGCATATGTTCTATAATTTATTATTTATTGCTTATACAGGATATTCCAACATTATTAAATTATTCAGAAAGGTTGTATGTGGATACATATGATCTTTTTAGTATACATTTAGATGAAAGAAGTTTTCAAATATTTATTGCTGTCGTACTTGTGTTCTTTACATATTTTACATGTATAAGTTTGCGATATTTCTTTAGAGCCATCTTTATGATACTTTATTATTTACAACTAATATCTATGCTAGCATTCATTGCAGGCATTTTTTATTTTTGCTATAATTATTCAGACTATATCATATATTTCATTAGTGTATTCATTTACAAATTTTTCAAATAATTATATAATAATAGTTAGAAAATTATAACTTATAAAATAGTTTTATATTTACAAATTGTATTATAAATCATTGCAATTTATAATTCTACCATTTTTATAATTATTTTTATAATTATTTTTATAATTATTTTTACTAATATATTGCCAAAAACTTAATAATATTATAATTAAAAATTTTATTTAAATATTTATCTTGTTCATTTTATTATAAACAAGTTTATAGTATTGGTTATATAATTCTAAATTGTGATAACTATAATTATTAAGTTTTATTTTTATAAACTATTTTATATATAAGTTGTTTCACAATTGAGTATCAAGAAAATAATAAAAAAATAATAGTTTTATTTTATAAAATTATAAAAATATTGTTTAATTATAAATACATTAATAAAAATTTAAATATAATATTTTTAAAATAAATATATCATTTTTATATAATAGAATCAATGCTAGAAACTTTAATATAAAAATAACTAATATTAATATTTTAAATAAATATTTTTATATCTTATTGTGTTATATAACAATATTACACATGAAATTGTTTTAAAAATCTCACTTTTTTAACAATAAAAAGCAATGCTAGAAACTTAATAATTATTTTATTAATAATAAAATATTATTTGTTTATAAATTATATTGTTATATAATAAAATAAAATAATAATATAAGATAATATAGTAAATAAATATAAAAATATTTATTTAAAATATTAATATTAGTTAATTTTATCGTAAAAATATTATTAAAAAATTTATTTTTTAAAAAAAATCTTGTTAATTTATTATATTAAAGTTTCTAGCATTGCAATAAAAAGTATAATATTAACATATATTTTTATTAGAAAATTTTAAAATCATTTCAGTAGAATTATTAAATTATAGTCATCGTAATTTAAAATTCTACTAGATATATTTTTATAATAATAATATATGTATAGTCATCGCAATTTAGAATTCTACTAAAAATTAATTTTATAAAATTATATTAAAAAATATTTTAAATTTATTTCTAAATATTTGATGTTTGATAATAAAATAAAAGAATTATACATAAATATATATATAATTATTTTAAAATTATTGGTATTATTGGACAAGAAAGAATAAACTTTATAATAAATAATTTTAAATGTCATATATAGTCATCGTAATTTAGAATTCTACTAAAATATTTTAAAAATTATTTTAGTAGAATTCTAAATTGCGATGACTATATTATTTTTTGTATGCATATTATTTAATTTTATAATTATTTTTTAAAAATAATTATAAAAATTTAGTAGAATTATAAAATATGATGACTATACTATTAATCTGTTTCATAATTCAATATCAATAATTTATTAATAAAATTAAAATATTTTTTTATAAAATACAATTAAAAATACATATTATTTTATTGGTTTTATAGCTTTATTTATGATAAATATAAATTATAAAAATTAATATAAAAAAATATAATAATTTATTAATAAAAATTATATTTAATAAATTATTATATTTAAATTTTGATTAAAATAATGAAAATATATAAGTTTTTATATTATCAATTAAATATATAAATAAATAAAAATGTACGTATAGTAAACAATATTTTTATAATATAAACAATATTTATATTATAAAAATAAAATATTTCTTTTTTATAAAATAATATTATTATTATTTTATTGATATATTTATTGATACTCAATTATGAAACAGCTTATATGACTATTTATGACATTTAAAATTATTTGTTATAAAGTTTATTCTTTCTTGCCTAATAATACCCATTGTTTTTAAATAATTATATATATTTATAGATAATTCTTTTATATTATTATCAAACATCTAATATTTAGAAATAAATTTAAAATATTATCTAATTTTATAAAATTAATTTTATAAAATTAATTTTATAAAATTAATTTTTAGTAGAATTCTAAATTGCGTTCACTATATATACTTTTATACACTTTTATGTAGTAGTGTAAATTGATGAGACTTTATATAAATCAAACGATATATTTAAAAAATTAACAGTAAAAATCTAATGAAAAAAAAAATTATTATCATAAGTATTTGTTGTCTATAATACAAAATATGACGACGACATTCAACGAAGCTGTCTCTCTTTTCTTGGTTCAAACAAGAAATAAAGTCAGTAACAACAATTCTGATCCTTTAAATCTGTACAAATCATTTATTAGAGATGTCTTCTCAAAAAACTTTCCGGTGAACCCCGAATCTACGGATGATTATATTGCATTCATCATAATTGCAATATGTGAAGAACCTCTACTATCGAAAGATGAAGTAGAAAATCTCATGAATATAATCTTTCAGCGCCTAAATGGTTACTCTGATTCCTCAATGAGTCGTATTCAAATGTTGATAAAAAACTATCGCAACGAAAACTTCGAAACTATATGTCAAGATGTGGCATTAATATTTGCCTTGGTGATATTCTGTACACCTTTATCGCCATTTTTTTTCCTTCCAAAATTGTATAAAAACTGGAAGGGACGTAAGATCATGAATAAAGCAATCAGAAAGATTACGACTAAACCTAAAGTCTAAGTTTAAGGATACTTTTTATAAAAAAAATTTTATATGCCTCTACAATTATAAACTTAAAGAATATAAAAATTTACACTTTTTTAATTTTTAAATTAACCTTTGTTTTTTTTTTGTACAAATCATTTAAATCTGGTTCTTTATCGTTATCTTCTGGATTATAATTTTGCTCACTAAATTCCCAAGCTTCCGGACAACATACTTTAAAATCTGAATGTTTATCGGCTACATACCAATAAACTTGATCTTCTAATTTATTACTCTTAGCTCCATTATGTATAACAAGACATTCAAAATTCTCTGTACAAGCGTCCATTGTTTGACAAAACATCTCAAAAGTATGAAACATACCTGCATAATTTTCATATAACTTTTTTCTATTTTGAATATTATTTTCACGCAATAAGAAAACCCAATCAATATTTGAACGTAGATTAGGAGGAATACCAATTGCATACTGCATTAAAAGTAAAAAAAATACTCCCCAATGTCTTCCATTCATAAAGATTTCACGAATAATTTTATCTTTTTTCCAATCATTATCATATAAACAGTCATCCATAATTAAAAATGCACGATTATCAATATCTTTTTCTCCACCCATTGTCATTCTTTTTTTTAAACCTTTCTGACGTTTTATAAATTCTTGAGTAATTTTAGGTTCATATTCATCATGAATAAATATTGGAGGAACAATATCAGAATAAAATTTATTTGCATTCTCTGTTGGAGAAATAACTGTTCCAGCAGGTAAATCTTGATGATAAAATAATAAATCTTTTGTTAAAAAAGATTTACCTGTATTTCTTTTACCAATCATTACTACAACAGAATCATCTTTAATCATATTCATATTAAATTTCTTAAGTTGTAAACTCATATCTACTATATTATTTATATTTTTTTATGATTCATTACGCGTAAAAATTATTCATCATATAATCCTACATCTATATCATCATCTATAATTGTTAATTTATCACTTGTATTTAATAAACCACCTTTTTGAAAATAATTATTTTTATTCATATAATTTACGACACAATTACATCCCATTAATAATAAAATTGATATAAAAAATGTTAAAAATAATGTTAATGGAATATTTCTTTCAATGTTATCATTATCATTTTTATTTTTATTATTTTTTATGATAAAATATATGATAGTTGTAATTATTAATGATATTAATATAATTATAAAATAAGAGTTATACATAATATTTATAAGATTCATTATATAAAAAAACATAAATATTTTATAAAAAATGAACTAATTATTTTTATAAATCAATTTCATTTACACTATTTTCTTCATCTGAAGAATTTATATCTAACATTATTTTATTCTTAATAATTTTATCTTTCATTATTGGTTCTTTTTCAACTGTTATTTTTGTATTATCTGATATAGAGTTATAATTTGCAGAATTTTCTTCATATTTTTTTTTATAAAAAGATATATTTTTATCTACATTCTTATTCTTTAAATATTTATTTTTAATTTTTTTAATAAATGGTAATTTCTTATCTATTGATGAATCTTTTTCACTTAATACTATATTATCAATTTTTTCAATATTTTTTATTTTTTTTACAAAAGGTGGAATACTCTTATTATAAATAATTTCCTTTGTTTGGTTTGTATTTATAACTTCTTTATCATTATCATCCTTAATCACAATATTATCTTCATTTTCACTATTCATAGCATTGTTCACATCGTCGTTCAAGTCCTCTTCATTGTTTACATCGTCATTCACGTCGTCATTCATATCCTCTTCATTGTTTACATCGTCATTCACATCGTTATTCACATCGTTATTCACATCCTCGTTCACATCCTTTTCATTAATTACATTACCATTCACGTTGTCGTTCAAATCTTCTTCATTAATAATATTACTGTTCATATCCTCGTGTTTACTAATATCTTCTTCATCGTTTACATCCTCTAAACTACTCACATCATCATTGATATCCTCATTATCTTTTACACTATCTTCATCGCTCACATACTTATCTTCTTTTATTTTATTTTTTTTAACATATTCTTCTTCAGTATCAGAGTATTTTTCATTTTTATTCTCATTATTTTTGGTTAATCCTTGTTTTAATATATCTCTAATTGGTAATAAATTTCTAATTGTATTATTTATAGAATTATCAATAATATCTAACGTTTCTCTTAAATTATTATGTCTTTCTTTTGGATTTAAATTTTTTTGATCAAATAAATATGGATTTTTATATATTTCTTTTGCACATTCCATATAACATTTATGAATAAAATAGGATGGTTGTGGAATATTAATTTTAATATTTAGTGATTTATTATCATTAATTTGAACAGATGTTAATATTTTAGTATTTGTAATAAAAACAGCTTCAATTAGATTATCAAAATAATCACAATTTGATAATTTTTCTATTCTAGCATATTCTGTTTTAATAACATCTTGGTTCCATTGTGGTATTTCTTTTAACATTTTTTGAAAAGTCTTAATTAAACTAGAACTTTGTGTTCTATTTTCTTCTAATTCTTTACTCATAACATTAATTATATCTTCATATATTGATTTAAAACCCTCATATATTCTTGGTTTTAATATTTTTTGTAATTCATTCGTATATTCTTTTTTTGCTTCTACTAAAATATTTACGTTATTCATTTATATAAAAAAATATAAATATATAAAATAATTTACGCAAATTTTATCTTTATTAATTATATGACGAATACTAATAATAAAAAAAATAATGATATAATTAATACTTTAATAAATAATGATAAAAAAAATAATAAATCAAATAATAGTATAATTAATACTTTAATAAATAATGATAAAAAAAATAATAAATCAAATAATGGTATAATTAATACTTTAATAAATAATACTAAACAAAATAATAAATCAAATAATGGTATAATTAATACTTTAATAAATAATGATAAACAAAATAATAAATCAAATAATGGTATAATTAATACTTTAATAAATAATACTAAACAAAATAATAATATAATTAATAATGTAGAAAAATGTAAAAAAATTATGATGAATAAACAATTTATTCCAATGTTATCAATAAAAGATATAATTGCTGGAAGTATTGGAACTGTAATTCCATGGTTAGTTTTATTAATTATAGTTGCTTTTATTATAGTAGTATAAAAAAAATAAATTTATATATATTATAATGAAAGAAATAGTTAAAAATAATAATTATATTATAACATATGAAAATATTTATTCCTATAATAATTATACAATAATTACAATTTTTATTTTTTTTATATTATTATTTTTTTATATTTTAGTTATTCTTAAATTATAAAAAATGTTTATTAAAAATAATAATGAAAGTTTTATTTACATGTATTGATACTATTTTTAAAGGTTCTGATTACAATAATATTCCTATAAAAAAAAATATATTAAAAATACATAATAAAAAAGATAATGCTTGGATTTCAATGGATAATAATATATATTCAATAAGAAAAGATGATAAAATATTATTAAAATTATTTAAAAATTTTTATGGAAAAGATGTAAAAAAATTTATTTTAAATGATACTATCTTTAATAATGTTAAATTTAAAATAATTATATTAGACAAACTAAAAAAAAGAAAAATTGGTTATTTAACAGATTAATTAAAAAATTTTTTTTAAAATCGTATTCATTTAACATAACTATTTTACTTAAAAATAGGAAGGTTTCCTCATTATAAACAAATGGATTCACAATTTCATATTTATATTACAAATTATATTTATATTTTTATCTTAACTTATTATCTTAACTTATAATATATAATGCCTAATTTTCATGTAAATTCTGAAACAATAATTGGAGTTGCACTAATAGCAATTGGAACTTTTACTTTTGCAAAAGGAACATCACAATATCTTGTCAAAGATTCAACCATAAAATCTTTTAAACAAGTATCAAATTTAGCGGATACCGTAAATTTTTCAAATTTCAAAAAAAAAGAATAATTTAAGTATTTATAGTTGCAAAACTATTATCTTGAACCCATGGAGAATCTTTTTCAAACATATTATACATAAGAGATGATGATAAAATCGGCATTTGTACATCTTGTTCATCTTCAAATGTTTTATTAATATATCTATATTCTATCTTAGCAGGAGGACATTGTAAATTACTTTTTACGTATCCAACCGCTAATAATATTATACCAATTAATGCTAATATTAATACTATTGATTTCATATTAAAATAATAAGATATAAAAAAAATTGATTTATAAAATAATATAATTTTTTTATAATATATATATTTATAAAAAATGTCTCATCAAGATTGGAATACTATTACCATTGGAAATCCTTCTAAACAAAAAGTTGAAAGATCTATTATACCTAGAAAAGGTGATAATGCAATGATAGACCAACTTAAAAAAACGGAAAATGAAACTGAAAATTTTACTATAGTAAGAATACCAAATGCTCTTTCAAAAGAGATTATGAATATACGTACAAAACTAAAACTTACACAAAAAGATGTTGCAAATAAATTAAATATACAATTAAATGTATATACAGAACTTGAAAATGGTAAAGCTTCCTATTCTAATGAGACAAAACAATATTTAAATAAATTAGAACGTATATTTGGTATTAAATTTGAAAATAAAAAATAAATTAAGTAATCATTTTTTGAAGAGATTTATAAACAAATGTATCTAAATTATTATAATCTATAGATTTATAAATTTGATGTGCATATATACTATTATCATTATATATGTTTTCAAAAGAAAATTTATCAGCTATTTTTTCTGTACAATGATGCATTTTTTCTTCATATAATAGTTCAGAAAAAAATATATCTTCTGGATAATTTTTTTTAATATCTTTATCTTTATATTTAGAACATAGATATTCCATTACTCTTGTTTTTCTGAAACTTGTACCTCCATTACCAATATTTATTTTTTTAAATATTGATGGTTTATGTTCCCATTTTGCACCAATATAAGAATAATTAAGAAATATATTATCAAATTTACCCATGGCAAAAGAATCATATTGAAATAATAAACAATTATCTTCACTTATTTTATTCCAAAAATTTGCATCTTTCAATAAATCTGAATAATCAATCATATTATTTATATTTTTTTCTAATAATATAATTTTACCTTCAACATTTATTTTTTTAAAATCATTTTCATAATATTTTATAGTATCTATAGTTGTAAAAATGGTAATATTCCATGTATTATCTATAGAATAAATAAATAATATTAATAAATAAATAAAAGAAGAATCATATCTATTATCAATAAACAATAATGTATTTTTCTTATCTTTTGAATAATGAATATGTTCATATTTTATTTTATAAATATCATTTTCGTATTTTTTTAATAAATATTTAAAATATAAATTTCCATTATATTTACCACAATAATGCCAATGAAATTTTAGATATTTTTCATTATTAATATTGTTTATTAATTTATTATTTTCAATATAATATTTAATATCAATATTATATGTCTCTATATTTTCAATAATATTATTATATCTTAGTTTTGTTATATCTTCTATTTTTATAATATTATCAGTAATATTGTAAATATTTGTGTAATATAATTCTTCATATATAATTTTAATTTGAATGGAATCTCTTTTATTTTTATTTTTTATAAATATATATAAAGTATTATTTATTAATTCAAGTTCATAAATATATTTATTATTACATAAATATATGTAATAATCATTTATTAAAAAAAAATTATTATGATTTATATACATTATATTATTATAAGTTTATTTTTATATAATATAAATTACGTATATAATATATAGTGAGAAAACCTAGGTTTTCTCCAAATACCTTCCTATTTTTAATTATTTTTTAATGCATAGTCATCACAAAATAAAATTCTGCTAAATATATTTATTATTTTTATATACATATTTTTAATTTTAGCAGAAATTGTTTTAAAATTCTCACAATTATTATATAATTAGGTAGTAAATTATCGCATATAAAAAATTGAAAGTATAAAGGATCTAAATAATTTCTTCTTATTAAAAGAAGAATATAATGAATCGTCCTAATATGCATGTTGTTTGGAATAGTTTGGAAATATTATTAATAAGAGTTGGCAAATTACTATTGAAACTAGTACGTCGAGTACTATGTATGAATTTTATCAATCGTCCGGATGTCCAAAAAACCTTTTCTGACAAAGGATGGAAAGTTACTGATAGAGTTGACCTTTGGGATGGCATCGAGACGATGTATTCGCGTGATATAGTCTATTGTTATATGACTTTTAGAATCAAAGTCTATTTCACGGACGAAGACTTCATAGAAGTGATTTTCAATAACAAACAAACCCACCTATTCTTAACAATAGTACCTTGCGAGGCGATCGAGGATAACATTGTCCATAAAGTACATGACCTTGAATCGGAATCTAAATACTCAGACTACATTGATATGCCATTATTATTTGACCCTCAGAGTGTATATTACAAAATCATGACTATAGTAAAAGCTAAGGCAAATACGATGCTCCCACAAAAAAACGCTTAATAAAGGCACATATTGTTTTTAACAACAGTGGAACAAAAAGTAGTAAAAAACTAAATCATTTTTTACTACTTTTTTTATAATATATTATTTATAGTCATCGTAATTTAGAATTCTACTAAGTTCTCTCTTTATATTAGATAATATATATGCAAAAAACAAATGTCCTATCGTTTCCTCAGAAAAAATATAATTTATTTTTAAAATAAACTAAAAGCATGGCTAAAACAATTTGTAAATAATGATTCTTTTGAGTTATATATGGAGCTAATAAATTTAAAAAGATGAATATTAATAATTTAAACATAAGATTAATAAAATTATATTTAAATGGTAATTCAACAATACATAAAGGAAGACTGATAAAGTTATAAAAAGCGGTATTCCTTAGAAATCATTATAGTCATCGCAATTTAGAATTCTACTAAAAATTAATTTTATAAAATTATATTAAAAAATATTTTAAATTTATTTCTAAATATTTGATGTTTGATAATAAAATAAAAGAATTATCT